TTACTGGCGCATGCGGACTTCGTCGCAGATGTGCTTGTCGATTTCAAGCCAATTCTCCTCTCCCGGGGCAAAGCAGCCATTCGTGCCGCGTTCGCCGAGAAGGCAAGCGCGTGTTCGTTGCTCATTTCCGCCCAGCATCCGCCATCTTCGGAAACTTCGGCTTCAATAACCAGCGGCACGGCGATCCACTTGAAGTTGTGCATCACCTTGACCACGCCGTTCTTGTAAAGGATGTCCTCCACAAGTTCCTGCTCTTCCGTCTTGACCAGCAGGACAATAGCATCGTGGATCTGTCCGATTATGCGGCTCTTCAAGCCCAGCCTTTCAAAGTCGGCAACGTCATCGCCAAGCGCCTGAAGCAGCGTGTGGAAGCCGGAACCCTGAATGCAGCGGTTGGCGCATTCGGTGAAGGACATAGGGCCGTAGCAGCGGCATCCCATATAACCTTCCACATAGCCGTTCTTTTGGTAGCGGTCCCATTCGGCATTGCGCCATTCGTTGTAGACCTTGAAGCGCTCGTTCCAAAAGATCGAGTCGGCAGTTTTGACGTGTTCGAGGAACGCCTCAAAGGTGGAGATGCCGTGCTGCCTCAAATTCTCGTGGGCGGTTTCCGGCATCTTCTTCCACATGCGCTCCGCACAATGCTTATAGCTGGCGCCGTAGAACGAGCTGAAAACATAGCCCATTTTGATTGATTGACGTTCCAGCTTTGTCACATCCTCCGGGCGCCTCATATACATGTCCGCTGCGGTATCGCGGTGCATATCGGAAGAGGGGTCCTGAAGATATTTCAACATGCTCGGATCGTGGTGGTAACTTGCGGACACCATCACTTCCAGGGACTTGTAGTCCGCTTCCATATACTTATAACCGGGCGGCGCAATAAACATCGAGCGGAGAATATGCTTCATCACCTTGTCGCGCTTCGGAATGTTTTGGAAGTTGGGCGAATCGGAACTGGAGCGGTATGTAACCGGGCCGCCGGACTCGCTCCCCGCACCCGTGGACAAGTTAAAGAACGGACGAATGAGATAACTTTGGGTGGGTTCATCCCACTGCGCCTCCCTCTTATAGCCCTTAATAAAGGTCTTCCCGATCTTCGCATATTTGCGCATTTCAAGGATATTGTTGGCGAGCGGGGTATTAAGCCCTTCAAGGAATTCCACATTCGTTGATAAGCCTTCGGCCTCGCTCTCCTTAATGTCTCCGGTAAGCACGAACAATCGTTTCAGGTCCGGGACGGAGTTTGGATTGAGGATTGTGGCATATTTTTGCTTATATGCTTCCCCTTCGGGCGAGTGCAGCACGGCGTGAAGCGCCGCCTGACGCTTTTCTTCAACCTCGGCTTTTGCCTTTTCCACAAGGTTCATATCTATCGGCAGGCCGCCGCTTTGAACCTTCGAAAGGGTAACCATCCCGCGGAGGAAGAATTTGAAGAACTCCAATTCCTTGCCAACCATTTGCTTTCGCTGAATGTCCGTAAGCATAATGGTATACAACGAGTCCTGTGCGCAGTAATTGCCAATGCGCATCCAAGGCACGCGGTTGCCGCCTGCCAGCCTATTCAAGGAGTAGCAGGATTCGCTATCCTCGCCCGGCATCGTTTGGGACAAATACGGGTCGGCATCGGTATCATACCCGATAATGCCGAGTTCCGTGTATGTGTGGAACTTCAAGCCTACCTTTTGGTTGTTGTTGAGAACGTGGGCGCCGATGCAGGTATCCCAAGACCAATTCTCCGGCCAATCAGTAACAGTGCCGCCAAGACCTGCCTTGAAGTGCGTCCAGCAAGTTTCGAAGTCCGCCTTGTGCGCCACCAGCCCGACGGGGCTGCCTTTTTTATAAAGTTCGTGCCAAGCATCAATGAGTTGAGGGCAATCCTTGTCCCACTTAAATCCAATCGCGCGATACTTGCCGTTGGCACGCCAAGCAAGGGAGCCCGCCACAATTTGCTGCTCCGGGCGATGCGGCTTGATTCCGGTAGTTTCATAGTCTATTGCCATATCCGGGTGCGGATCGTAAAGGAGCGCCTCGCTGATGGCATCCCTTATCCACTGTGCGGCTTCCAACGGATTTTCCGTGGTGCGTATGTCGGAAGGAATTACGGGGAAAGGTTTATTTGCCAAATCAATGGCGGCGGTGATGTGGGCGGCGCGTTGCTTGCGATAAGCGTTGTCCTCTTCTGCCTTGCGACGGAAGCCAGCCATAAACGGGCAGCCCCACGTCGGACAAACCCACGCATTGTAGTAGCGATCGGGAATTGTCTTGCCAAAGAAATCGTCCGCCTTTGTATTGGAGATACGCCCGGAAAGGCGTGTGCCGAGAACCGCCCAAGTAGCCATAATGCCGACCGGGATAATCACCTTCGGCCGATATTGCATAATAAGTTGGTTGAGGCGGGGAGCAAACATAGATGCTGTCTTGTTGCTCAAATCGGTCCCTTGCCATCGATTGGGCACGGCGTTCACAAAACCAAATTGCTCGAATGCGTCCGCAACATCCATACCCATATCGCGGAAGATCTCCCAAAGTTCCTTAAAGCGGGGAGATTGAAGCGGCTTCATCGGGTCTTCGATAAAGGCAGGACCGGATGCGCTGCGTTCCCACGGCTTGGGAAGATTGATATTGTATTTTTCAATTAACGGATAGTCCCCTACAAAAAGGATGCCGGAAAGCATATTGCCAACGATGCCGGGGTCCGGCGCATTTGGCGGCGGGAGTGTTGCGGAAGTCTTTTTCTTATCTTGCTTTTCAGGCGCCACGCCTAAATTAAAAAAACCCATTGCGTATAGTCCTTTATAAAAATGCGATGCCTTAATATACGGTTGGAAAGGGTGCGCACATTTCGTATAATATGAATACCCAAACACAAACTGCTACGGCTAATTTTTAATAGGGTATACAAAATGAAAAAATTCGACTTGGACCGACCCGAGATGTCCGAAGGACCGGTTAACATCAATACGGACAACTTCAAGATCATCGATCTTAACGAAGACATTCGCAAACAATCCTCCTGGTTCCAGTATTACGGAAAGCTCGCGGTTAACGCAAAGCGGGAGGCGGCTCAAGCAAAATTACGTTTGAAGCAGGCGACAAGCGAAAAGGAACTCTCCATTCGCGAAAAGGCGCAGAAGGATGGCGCCAAGATCACAGAAAATCAGATTAAGGCAATGCTCGGCGTTGACTCCGACCTCATTACGTTGGAGAATGAACTTATTGATGCCGAAGCAACCGCCGGCCTGCTTGAAAATGCCCGTTGGGCAATGGACCACAAGAAATCAATGATTGATGACGCCGTGCGCCTCGAAGTTTCGGGGGGCTTTAACGGCGGCATTGACGGGGCTATCGCGGATGCGGTGCGCCTCTCCATCAAAAACAAGAACCTCAAATCAAACAACGCATAACTAAAAAAAAAGGAAAACGATTATGCCTTACAATCCGCAAACAATGAACGTGAACAACGCACAAGCAAACGCACAAGCCTCGAAGGACAGCTTCGGCACCTCCGGTCCGCAGATCATCGATGCCCCGCAGGGCACCAAATACTTCGCTATGAAGAAGGAAATGGTCGGGCAGGACGTTTACCTCAACATCATTCCGTGGGGTATCGAAACGGACAAGCACATGGGTGTCCGTAACGGCACCGCACAGATCGGCCAGGGCGAATTTATGGTTGAAATGTGGACGCACCGTGTGGAAGGCGTCACGCAGGGAACCACGCTTTGCCTTCAGCGCATGTATGGCGGCAAGTGCCCCTACTGCGAAGCCGTTCGCAATGCCGGTAACGGCGACGCCAAGGCTTCCCACCGCCTCGCCCTTTGGGTGCAGCAGGTTGATGTCCACGGCAATCCCATCGGCGGCGATCCGACCCCGAAGCTCTTCATTACCAGCTACGCCACGTTTGGCAAGGCATTGCTTGATGCTGCCGATGTGCAGGGCCGCCGCCTTGGCTTGAATGGCCCGATTCCGTTCGCAGATCCGAGCGCCAACGGCAAGATCGTTGCCTTCCGTGTGGATTCGAAGTCCGGTGGCGGCTTCAAC